GCGCGACGCTGTTCGTCAGCGCGCCGCTCGCGTACATCGCGGTCAGGGCGAGCGCCGCGAGCTTCAGCCAGAACTCGGTCGTCTTGTATCCCGGCTTCGGTTCCATGGCGGCCGAGCCTGCGCTCGACGCGAATCGGCCCTCCGGGATTTCATCCGCCGCCGCGTCGCTCGACGCCGCGCAGCACGGCCCCGATCCGAGCCCGATCGCGCTCCTCCAGCACGCCGTCGATCTTTCCCTCGAGTCGCACGATCGCCTCCTTCACCTCGGCGTGGTGCTCGAGGTCCTTCGTCGTGTGGTCCTTGACGTCGGAGCGCAGCGCCTTGAGCTCGTCCACGATCGCACGTCCTACGAAGCGCACCAGCCACAGGAACGCCGCGAGCATGACGACGAACCCGCCCGCGGCGCCGATCATCTTCAGCATCGAGTCGTCGAACATCACGACCTCACAGGTTGTCGGCCGTCAGCAGGTGGTTGAACGCGCGGCGCATCCGGCCGACGCGCACGTCGTACGGGCCGCCCGCCGTGCCGCTCGTCCCGGCCTTGAGGTACGGCCGGATCATGTCGGCGGTCGGCAGGGTCGCGTCGGTGACGTTGGCGACGAGCGACCCGTTGATGAAGCACCGGATCCGGAACGTGTTCGCGCCGGCCGACGAGACGTTCGCCCCCAAGATCTCGATGCGCACGCGGTACGTCGTGTTCGCCGCGATCGCGACGCCCGTGTCGGTGTCCGTCGTCGACGATCCGACGACGCGGAGCTGCCAGTTCGCCGTCGTGTTCTGGTTGAACAGGTACACGAAGCGGTTTAGGCCGCCCGCGTTGTTGTTCTGGATCCCGAGCGCGAACTGCCGGGCGTTGCTGCCGTCGGAGATCGTGCCCGTGCGGATCATGAACTCCGCCGCGTACGCGAGGTCGGCGTTCATGAACGCCTCCCACGGCCCGAACAGCTCCATCGCCCCCTGGACGCTGTCGACCACCTTGCCGGTCAGCTTGACGGTGCGGTGGTTCACGTTGGCGTCGGGGTCGACGTAGGCGATCGCGTCGCCCGTGGCCGCGCTCGAGGTGTTCGCCGCCTTGTACGACGCCGACCAGCCCGCCGGCGGGACGACGTACGTGACCTCGATGTCGTCGATCGTGCACGACGTCGTGACGGCGGTCTGCTGGTAGCGGATCTGGAGGTTGCCGTCGAGCCCGCCAACGATCGTCGGGATGCCGACGACGAGCGACTTGCCGCCGGAGAGCAGGTCGGTGGTCGTGTCGCCGGTGCCGGTGGTGACGTTCGTCGTGACCTGCGGCGACGGCGTCGTCGCGCTGCCGCCGGTCTGCGCTCCGAGCTCGAGGATGAACTGCTGCGAGTCCGACGTGGTCGTACGGTTGTGCCGCACGACCACGTTCGTGATGATCGCGCCGTTCGGCACGTGACCGCTGAGGGAGAAGATCACCGACTGCGAGTTCGCGGTGAAGTTCCAACGGCCGTTCGTGAACGCCGGCGTGCCGGTCACGATCAGACCGGCCGACAGCGGCAGGTTGATCGACTGCGCCGAGAGCCCCCAGTGCTCGTCGATCTCGGAGACCTGGCCCATCCGGTAGCCGTTGTGGTCCACGAGCGAGCGGATCTTGCCGAGGTAGTCGCGCCACTTGAACAGCGGCACCACGTTCGCCTCGGCGGTGTTCTGCTGGTCGGCGTTGCCGGCCGCGATTCCGTCGGAATTTCCGCCGTCGGTGAACAGCGCGTCGACGAACTTGTGCCACTTCCAGGCCTGGTTCGCGAGCCAGTTCTTGTACTGCGCCGGCGGGCGCTCGCCCGTCAGCCAGCCGACGTCCTGCTTGCCCGAGCTCGGAACCGTGATCGCGCCGCCGCTGTTCGCCCAGCGCGCGACGTCGGTCGGCTTCGGGTTGGCGGCCATCCGTACGCGAGGCTACGAACGCCGCTCCGCGCACCTCCGGGATTTCACTCGCGCGCGTCCTCCAACCGTCCGCCGGTCGTTCCGACGTTGGCGTACGGCGTCAGCGTCGGCTGTCCGGCGTCACCGCCGTCGCCCCATCCCTTGCCGAGCTGGACGGACGCGTCGACGCGAACGCCGCTCGAGTGCGTCTTCGTGAGCGGCGAGCAGTTGAGGAACTGCGTGGCGCTGAGGTTGCCGTACGTGACCGTCTCCTGGTTCGCGCCTCCGACGTCGAGCACGATCGATCCCGATGACGGGAAGCCGTTCGTCGTGTCGACGGTGACGACCGTGCCGCCGATCGACAGCGCGCCGGTGGTGAAGCACGACAGCGCCGTGAAGAACGTGTTCGCGTCGAGGTCGGGCTGCGTCTCGAGCGTCAGCTTGACGCCGGCCGCGCGCGCGTCGCGCAGGAACGAGACGCAGATGCCGGCCACCGCGTCGGTGACGACGTTGCCGGTCACGCGCACGACCACGGATGCGACCGAGCGGCGCTCGACGGTGATCGTGTCGAGCGCGTCGTTGATCACGAGCTTGGCGACCGAGATCAGATCCTCGACGCGGCTCTTGCTGTTGTTCGTGGCGATCCGCGCCGCGATGAAGCGCGCGTAGTCGACGTCGCCGGCGCCGTTTCGCGGCTGGCCGACCAGCTTGCCGATCAGGTCGAGCTGCGCGCCGACCGCCGTGTTCACCTGCCGCTTGGTCAGCAGGTCGCGCAGCTCGGTCTCGACGTCGTTGGACGGCGTGATCAGCGCCGTGACCAGCGCGACGACGTTCGCCTTGTTCTTGAACTGCTCGAGCAGCCGCGACAGCGCGACCGCGACGTGATCGGTGGCGCCCGCGGCCGAGCTCGCCGGCGCGAACGTCGGCGCGTCCGGGATCGTGAAGATGAACTCGCTCACGTGCGCACGTTCCCCTTGGCGTCGACCGCGACGACGCGAATCGCCACGCTCGTCGCCTTCGGCCAGCCGTCGTCGCGGCGGACGGTGAGCGAGTAACCGACACCCGCGGCGCCGCTGCCGGAGATGCTCGAGTACCGCGCGTACGGCGGCAGGAAGCCGGCCGGGCCGCCGGTGCCGCTGTACACGAGCTCCTCGGGCACGCGATCGGTCAGCTTCGCGCCGACCTTCACGTACGCGATGCCGCTCGCGGCGTCGACCACGCCGACCGTGATCGACTGGTCCTTCGCCACCTGATAGTCGCCGCTGAACGTGGCGCTCGCGCTGTCGGTCGGCGGCGTGGTGTCACCACCGCCTCCGCCGCCGGTCAGGTTGTCCTCCACGTACTCGTCGAACCAGTTCGGCATCGGTGCGCTCAGTAGGTGTAGACGCGGACCTCGCCGCGCGCGCCGATGCCGCCCGCGCCGCCGATGCCGCTGCCCTCGCCGACGCCGCCACCGCCACCGCCACCGCCGGGCGTTCCGCCGTTGCCGCCGGCCGCGCCCGCCGTGTTAGCGGTGACGGTGCCGCCGCCACCGCCACCGCCCGCACCCGCGCTGGTCGCGCTGCCGTCGGCGCCATTGCCGCCGGCGGTCGGAGCCGCGCCGTCGGTACCGACCGCGCCGCCGCCGCCGTTCGTCGCGACGCTATTGCTGAGCCCGCCGGTACGCCCCGCGACGACCGCGGGCGTCACGCTGGCGCACGTGCCCGACCCGCCCCCGCCGCCGCCAAACAGCGAGGCACCTCCGGGACTCGTCGACGGCACGCTCGTCGAGCCGCCGCCTCCTCCGCCGCCGTACTCGGCGAGGTTGGCGTTGGTGCCGCCGCCGGCGGAGTTGCCGGTCGCGCCGCCGATCCCGTTGTTGGTGCCGGCGTTCGCGGCGGGAGCGCCGGCCGCGCCGACCGACGCGGATCCGTTGCCGCCTTCAGCCCACCCGCCTCCGCCGCCGCCGCCCGAGGCAGCGGCGGAAGAGACTCCGCCCGCTCCTCCTCCGCCACCGCCGGCACGCAGGTGAGCCCCGAACGACGAGCCGTTGCCCGTCGTGCCCACCCCGCCGGCGCCGCCACCACCGGTGCCACCCGCGCCGCCGGCGGCAGTACCGCCGACGGTAACCGTCTCTGTCGAGCCGACCAACGACGCCGGCATCGTGCGCCAATGATTCGCGCCGCCTGCGCCGCCTGCGCCGCCCTTGCGTACGACCGCGCCGGTGCCGTTCGCACCGCCGCCGCCGCCGCCGCCGCCGCCGATGCACTGCACGTGCACGAGCGTCGGAGAGAAGCTCGTCGGCTTGGTCCACGTGCCGCTCGCGATGAAGATCTGGACGTCGCGCGGCACGCTCGCGAGCGGCGCGACGGTCCAGCCCTTCCCGTCGTCGTAATAGAGCGCCTCGCCGGCCTGCAGCGTGACCGCGTACAGCGTCTCGACGTTCGTGCCGTCGGTGTGGAGCACCTGCACCGCGTTCGAGCTCGACGCGTGCGTGTTCCTGACGATCAACGTCTTGACGTTGCGGACGACGCTGGCACCCGGCGCTAGCGCGACGTCGGTCGTGGTGGCGGTTGAGATCTCGGTGTTCTTGCGGCCAGGCGTGTACGTGGACGCGGCGACGATCGGATCGGGGGCATCGATGTAGCTCGCGTGCACGTCGACGTTCGCCGTCGACGAGGTGACGACCTGGATCTTGTCGGTGGTGCCCTTGAGGAAGATCACGGGTTCACCTCGAGCCTGTAGATCGTCCCCGGTCCGTACTCGCCGCCGCTCTGCGTCGTGCCGTACCAGGAGTCGCCGAGCTTGATCAGGCCGCTCGACGGGTAGCGCGGCGCTCCGCCACTCGAGGCCGGCGGGAACTCGTACAGGACCGTCTGGCCGCTGCCGTCGGGCCGGATCCGGTACACGACGCCGGTGCCCGCGCCGCCGCCGTAGAACGTGGTGCCGACGAGCGAACCGTCGCAGTCCTCGACCAACGTGCCGAGCGGCGCGGCCCCGGTCGCGTTCACGTAGTGCCCGACGCCCGGCGTCGTGACCGGCGCGGCGTCGAACGAATAGATCGGCCGGTAGTTCGTTCCGTCGGGATCGAGCGCGAAGATTTCGCCGGCGCCGTTTGCGCCCTGGTACGGCCGCATGCCGAGGATGCGGTCGTCGAGCACGGTCAGCGAGGCGAGCGCCGCGTTGTCGGTGTTGATGACCGGATCCGATCTGGTCAGCGCGCGCGTCACCGTGGCCGGCGCGTCCCACGCCGCGGCGGGATCGATCACGGCGATCGTGCCGCCGCCGAGCGGTCCCAACGCCGGCATCCACGCGTGCAGCATCCCGTCGCGACCCAGGACCGGCGAGGCGTACGGGTTGCCGCCGTCGACGTTGACGTCGGGTTCGGCCGCGTAGTTGACGCGGCCGTAGCCGTGGATGACGCCGACGGCGAGCGTCGCGAGGTCGAGGCGCAGCAGCGCGCCGGAGGCGTTCGGGTACTGGCCGAAGTTCTTGGCGTGCAGGTACGCGTGGCCGAGCTCGTCGAGCGCCAGGCCGCCGTACGGGTTCGCGCCGTCCTTTGCGTTGGGCGTGACCGAGCCGAGCGAGTACACCGTCTGGAACTCCAGCGTGAAGGCGTTGATCCGGTAGATGACGCCGCGCCCGCCCACCGTCGCTCCGATGCTCGGCCGGCCGCCCTTGGTCGTCGTGCCGTACATCCACCCGTCCAGCCCGTGCACCGGCGCGGCCGTGGGTTGATAGCCGTCCGCGTTGCGCAGGTAGCCGTCGAGCGGCGTGAAGGCGTGGACGACCTCGAACCCGGTGCCGTCGGCGTTCACCCGGAACACCGTCCCCGGGCACATCTTCTTCTGGTAGTCGGTGTCGAACCACGACGTGCTGTTGCAGCTGTGACCGTCGGGCGGGTTCGTCGCGTTCGGTCCGCGCTGCCACGTCGCGCCCCACAGTTTGCCGTCGGGCCCGAGCGACAGGCCGGCGCGCGTTTGAGCGCCGTCCGCGTAGCCGTCGAACGAGTGCAGCACGGTAAGCACGACGGTGGAAGCGAGCTCGAACGAGCCGACCGGCGCCACGGTGCAGGCCGACGAGAGCGCGACGATTGCGAGGAGCCTGTGCATGTTCATCCCTCCGCCGCGCTCACGGCGTCCCGCTCGAGACGTTGACGGTGATGCGCGAGGTGTCGAAGGCCGCGAGCTGGCGCGTCGAGATCACGATCGTGGTGCCGAGGTACTTCCAGTGCGCCGTGCCGTCGGTGATGTCCGACGACGTCGTCGTCGGGCCTCCGCTGCCGGCGCTGGTGCCGTTCGTGATGCAGACGTACTTGCGGCCGACGTTGGTGACGACGTTGCCGGTGACGTACGCGGTCGTCGGCGCCCACGCGGTCGCGGCCGCGATCGCAGCCGTGTTGATCGCGGTGAACGTGACGTCGAGGACGCCGGCGACCTTGAAGGCCTGCGCGCCGACGCTGGCCGCGACCGCGTCCTTGCCGACCGCTTGCGTCGCGCCGAACGCGACGATCGCGGCCTTCACCTGCGCGTCGCCGTCGGCCGGATAGGACGCGGCGTCCTTCACCAACGTAACGTCCACGAAGATGTTGATCTGCGTCGGACGGCTGAACTTGACGGTCTGGCTCGTGCCCTGCGAGTCGACGACCACCACGCTCGTGGTGCCATGGAACGCGACGCCGGCCGCGACCTGCGCGAACAGCGCCGCGCCGATCGCGGCGTCGGTGCCCCCGACCACGAGCGCCTCGACCGAGTGCGGCGGCATCCCGTCGGCGTCCGTGACGTCGGTGCTGTTCACGAACACCGTGCACGAGGTGACTCCGGACACCGCGAGCACCGCGGCGCGGATCGCGTTCTGCGTCGCCGCGCCGGCCGCCGAGAGCTGCGCGACGCGCGTCGCGCGCAGCGACGCGTCGCTCTGCACGTCGGAGCCGACCACAGCGTCGAGCAGATTGATCACCGAACTCCAGCCGCCGACCGGGGTCTGGATCTGGTTGACGTCGCCGGACACGGCAACGATCGCGCCGGTGTTCACCGACTCGGCGGCGGCGTCGATCGCCCCCGTGCCGTCTCCGAGGTACCGCCAGTGAACGCTGCCGTCGGTGATGTCGGAGAGCGTCGTCGTCGGCCCGCCCGATCCGGCGGACGTGCCGGCGGTGATGCACTGGTAGCAGCGCGACGCGTTCGTTCGGCGGTCGCCGACGGCGTAAGCGGTTGTGGCCGCCCAAGCCGTGAGCGCCATGATCGTGGCGCCTGCCGTCGTCCGGAAGAGCGCGCCCGTGCTCGCCGTCTTCGCCTGGCTCCCAAGCGCGACCACCGTCGTCGGCGTGCCGGTGAGCGTGAGCGTGGTGGTCGACCGGCGTGCCGGCTGGCGGAACGTGCCGGTCAGCATGCACAGCGCCTCGAGCGCGGCGCCGGACGCCGAGTCCGGGTCCTGCGACGAGTACACCTGCTGGGACAGGTCCCACAGGGCCGCGAGCGCGGCCGCGTTGATGCCGGCGAGGACGCCGAGCACCGATCCGTCGGACACGTCGACCGAGGCGCCGAACTCGTCACGCAGCAGCGCGTTGATCTCGGCGCGAACGACGTCGGTCGTCTTCGGGACGAACCCGGTCGACGTCAGGCCGTACGTCGTCATTCCGGGTCGACGCTAGGAGCCGACCAGACGCGACCGCCGGATTTGGCTCACTTGCCGGCGGCGAGCGAGTCGGCCGGCGTATCGCCGAACGCGGTCTCGGCTTGCCAGTTCACGTCGAGCGCGCGCGTCGAGCCGTCGAACGAAACGTTCAGCGCGGTCACGCCGGTCACGCCGGGCGTGTCCAGGATCTGCCTGCGGAACGCCGACGAGGCCTTCGCGACGCTGAACTTCTGCCCGAGGATCGCCTTCGCCGCTGACACGCCCTCGCGCTCGAAGTACGGGACGCCGGCGTCGAGGTCGAGGAACCACTCGCCCGCGATCGTCTGCATGCGGATCCGCGCGCCCTGGATCACGGCCGGCACTCCGGTCGTCAGCACGAGGCGGCCGTTCGTGAACGTCAGATCGCCGGTGGCCGGATCGAGCGGCAGGTCGACGGGGTCGGTAGACAGCATCACGCCCCCTTCAGCACGGCGGTCCCCGTGAGGAGCGGCGTCGGGTTGATCGTCGTCGGCGGCGCGCCGAACGAGCCGTGCGTGTGGTTCAGGAACTGCGCGTTCGTGACGAGCGCGCCCGATCCGCCGGCCTGGATCTCGGTGCCGGAGATCTCGATCGTCGGGCCGCCGTCCTTCCCGATCGACATCGTCGAGCTCGGCGCGTTGCCGAGCGCGTGCGCGAAGTCGCGCAGGCCCGGGATCGCGATCGCGTCCGACAGGGCGTGCCGACGATCGTCCGCCGGATCGACCTCGCCGCCCAGCGCGAGCCAGCGGTCGATCGACGAGCTCGCGAACACGAGCAGCACCGTGTCGCCGACCGCGATCGGGAACGTAACGCGGAATCCGCCCGCGCCGGGGAACACGACCGGCACGCCCGCGATCGCGGGCAGCCGCTCAACCGCGCGATCGCCCTCCTCGTCGACGTAGCCCTCCATCACGAGCGGCTGCGCCGTGATCTGCTGCGTCGTCGGATCGTACGACTCGACGCGCGCCGGCAGCGCGACGCGCACCCCGCGCAGCCGCTTGCCCATCGCGGCGTTCAGGACCGTGGCGAGTGACGGGCTTGCGTTCATGTCGTGGGCTTCGCTTCGATCTCGGTGGTCCAGTCGTCCCCGTGCGTGTCGCCGACGTGGCGCACGCGCTCGACGCGAAAGACTCCCTTGGTGTCGCGAGCGTTCACCGAGATAAGCCCGCCCGGCGTCACCTGCGGGTACAGCGTGTGCCGGACGATCAGCATCGCCGGCCTTCCCGGCTTGTCGGGCGCGGCATGCTCGGGCGACCCGATCATCCCGGTGTCCTTCGAGATCACCAACGCGCGGTCCTTGCGCGTGTCCGCGTCCTTGAGGATCTGAATCCGGCCGTCCTGGATCGACCAGCCGAAGCCGTACGGCGCGAGCAGCCGCGTCAGCTCGTCGCGCGCCGGACCCTGGATCGACGCGCCGGTAGCGAATTGACGCTGCAGGTCCGGCGACGCGGTGACGTCCGGCGGCAGCTCGAGCCCCATCGCGGCCGCGCACTCTCCGAGCGCGACCAGCACGCTCGTTCCGCGCCTGTAGCTCCGCGACACGCGCGCGTGCCGGTACGCGCGCTCGCCGTCGCCGAGCTCGAGCTCGGTGTTCCACGTCGGGCCGTCGAGCTTGGACGTCCCCCAGCGCAGGTCGCCGGCGAACAGGTGCCGGGCACCGTCCTCGTAGCCGGCGTCGACGCGCACGAACAACGGCCTACGCTCGAGGAACTTGCGCGTGTCAGCCGAGCAGTTCGAGATCGTGACCTTCGCCGTGTTCGGCTCCTTGCCGACGTGCTTCTCGACCTCGAAAGCGACGCGCAGGTCGGTGATCTCGATGCCGTTCGGCAGGGGCAGGAAGCTCTCGAGCTCCGCCCGATACGCGGTCACCTTCACGACGCGGCCGAACAGCCGCGCCGTCATCCGATGCCCTCGTCACCGCCGGTGCCGGCGAACGACTCGCGCATCCTGGTGTTCCAGTGCCGATCGATCTCCTGCCGCACCTCCATCGCCACGGCCTGCGGATCGGACGCCGCGGTCTGGACGTTGAGCGTGGGCGCGAAGGTGCTGTTGTACACGCGCGGACCGGCGACCGCGCCGACGCGCTGAGGGGGCGATGCGATCGAGGCCTGCGGCTCCGACGCGAGGCCGACGGCCTGCGCGGCGCCGAGCGCCTTGCCCTTCAGCCACGACGCCGCGGCCTTGATCTTGTCGAGCACGTACTCGACCTTCTCGGCGATGTACTCGATCTTGTCCTGGATCCAGCCGAGCGCGTCGACGAAGGCGTTGCGGACCGCGCGCCCGATGCTCGCGAAGAAGTCGCCGACCCTCGAGAAGGCGTCCCGGACCGCCTGCGCGGCGGCCTTGAACTTGTCGGCGATCCAGCGCGCGACCGACGCGGTGACGCCCTTGCCCTCGAGGAAGGCGTCCATCACGTCGTTCACGACTAGGATCAGCGCCGCGAGCGCCGCGACGATCAGGTAGATCGGGGCGGCGGCGATCGCGCTCTCGACCGCGATGATCCCCATGACGATCGCGATCGCGCCGAGGATCGCCTTCAGCACGCTCGCGTGCGAGGCGAGGAACTCGATGCCCTTGACCAGCACGCCGGCGACCACGACGGCCGCGCGGAACCCCGCCATCACGCCCTTGGCGAGGACCTGGGCGAAGCGCTCGACCTTGTCCTGGTTCTTCGACAGCCAGCCGTTCCACCGGCGGACCTCGTCGCCGATCGCCCGGAACAGCGGCAGGCCGACCTTGCCGAAGAACTGCTGGATCGTGTCCTTCAGCGTGGAGACCACGCCGCTGAACGTTTTGCCCTGCGCCTCCGCGAGCTGCTTGATCTGCGGCTGCGTGAGCGCCCGCTTGACGATCGCGGCGCGCTCGGCCGCAGACTTGTCGTTGAACTTCTTGCGACCCTCTTCGCCGGCGAAGCCGAGCGGCGCGAGCAGCTTGCCGGTCAGCTGATCGACGCCGTGGAACTGGCCGCGGAGCGCCTGGTCGACGTCTCGCGCGGCGACGTCGGACGCCACGCCGAGCGCCTTCGCCGCGACCACCGAGTTGACCGTGAGATCCTCGAGGTCCTGCATCGACAGCTTCGCGCTGATGATCGGCTGCGTCAGCATGCCGGCCATCTTCACGTACTCGGCCGTCGTGCCCGGCAACGTCGCCGCCCGGCGCTGCAGCGAGGCGTACAGCGAATCTGCGTTGGCGAGCTCGGACGTCAGGTCGGTCTTCTTCGACAGCGCGAGCATCCCGGCGATCTGGTTCTTCGAGTCCTCCACGGTGGAGTTGAAGTCGATCAGCGATTCCTTCGCGGCGCGGAACCCGAAGTAGCCGAGCACGGCGACGCCGATGCGCTTGAGCGAGTTGTTCGTGCGCTCGATCAGCTGATCGGCGCGGTTCCACTCGGACATGTTCGGCCGGATGCCGATACTGGCGAAGAGATCTGCTACCTGCACGCGTCACCGTCGAGGTATCTGATCATCCTCACAAGCACGACGCGATCCTCGCGTACGTGTCCGAGCGCGACGTTGCACATGCGGCAGAGAACGCCGCGGACGACTCCGGTCGCGTGATCATGATCTACGTGGGTAGCAGATCCAGTCCCGAGCACACCGCGACAGATCGCGCATCGCTCTTGCTGATGCCACAGAAGCGAAAGGAATCCGACGACCGTCAGTTCGAACTTCAGACGAAGATGGCGCGCTTTTTTGGAGCCCGGATTCGTACGATCCCACTTTCGAGAAGCTCGGCGATGGATCTCAACGTACAGCTGCGGACTCTTCGCTCTGATCGATGCCTGCTGCTCGAGTACGCCCACCGGATCGGTCGCGTATCGAATGCGAGCACGCTCTCGCGCGTCGGCGCGGCGCGCCTCCTTGTGCTTCTCGTAGTGACGAGCACTGCGATCGGCAGCCCTGCTGCGCTTCATTTCACCGATCAGGTTCACGAGGATCACAGCGCCAACCCCGGGACCGTGGCCATGATCTCCTCCGCGGTGTAGCGACGCACCTCGACGCGCGCTCCGAGATCGTCGAGCCCCGGATCGGCGTCCCTGCCGCCCGTGTCGACGGCGACGAACGCGCTCATGTTGAAGATCGGATGCGTCGACCGCGCGCCCAGGAACGTGCCGACGGTGAGTTTCGCGCCGTTCACGATCGGCGTCTCGTCCTCCTCGAGGATGTCGAGGTACCAGGCGCCCTCCGCCGCGTTCCAGCGCGCGTCGAAGTGATACGCCGCGCCGTCGATCGCGAACGTGCGGCGCTGATTCGGCGACGACGGGACAAACGCCAGGACGTCAGGCATCAGGGCACCGGCCTCTGCGCCTTCGTGAACGGCTGGCGCGTGTTCAGGTCGACCCACGTCCCTTGGTTCGGGTCCCAGTAGTACGGCTTGCTCGGGTCGGTGTTGTTCTGGTGGAAGATCTCGACGCCGTCCTTGTCGACGAAGCGCCGCTTCGAGGCGTCCCAGTGCACGCCCTGCACGGTGTTGCCGGTCTTGTCCTTCGGCAGCTCCTTCGGCTCCTTCGCGAGCAGCGCGGCGTTCCCGAAGTCGCGCTTGACGGCCGCCTGCGGCACGGCGACGCGAACGAACGTGCGCTCGTTCGTGATCAGGATGACCTGCTGGAACGTCGCCGTGAAGCGCAGCGCGTGCCCGGTGCGCGCGTCGCGCGGCACCTCGAGGCTCGTCATCGCCATGTTCTCGAACAGCTTGAGCGACGTCTCGATCGTGACCGGTTCGCGCGCGTCGCGGATCGCGATCAGGCGCGCGAGCGCGTCCTCGCTCGGCAGGAACTCGAGGTCGCCGGCGGGGCTCGACGTCTCGTGCGCCCGCACGTCGACCATGTTGC